CTCAATGAGCTCGTCGCGAGCGGCAAGCTGCCCCGCGGCGAACGGGCCAAACGCCAATTCGTTCATCTTGGCAGCCAAGTCAGGGTTTTCTTCCAGTTGCTTCATCGCCAGCGCGACATCAACAACTATGGGCGCACCCGCGCCCTGTCTGTCATGGGACATACAGTCTCCTCGTGTTTGGTTTGGTCGCCGTGGTGAGCGGCGCAAAAGGAAGGATGGAATGTCTCGATAAATGTGGTGTTAATGGCGGAGCCGAGAGACGCATAATACTTTCGTCTTAGAGACGAATTAAGCCGGGTTGTGTTTCATTGAGATGCTATCAATACGGGAGGCTAAGATGGCAATAACAGTACGCATACAGTGTATTAATAAAACAGATCGCACTAGCGCCTGGGAACGTATCCGGAATGTTGGCGGATTGAACCCGGACGGCAGAAACTGGAAGCTGTCGCTCTCCGACGCCATCTCTGGTATAGAAACAGGAACATATTCATTCTACGTAGAACGGCCTGCGGGGGATCGGGTTCAAGTAGTCGTTGCAAAAAGCGCCGCCGGAAACAAATACTTGAAAACGACAGCAGACGGAGACCAACCCAACAATTTGCTCAGTCTGCCCGAATGCCCTTAGTCTTAAGCGCCCTTCGGGGCGCTTTCACTTTGTAGAGTTGATAAGTCGATGAAGACGTCAATATTCAAGCTGCTTTTTCACTATCGCTAGCCGCAAACGTTGCCGCTACAGAGGACAATGGAATAAACATTGCTTTATATTCTTCTAGGTCTTGGTCAGACTTCTCAAAAGTTTCGAAGCCAATTCTTGTATAGTATTTTTGCACTTCGTCATTGAAGGCATGTAGGGTCAAGGCCCAGACGCCGACATTTTCACGCACTTCAAGTGCTCTTTTGAAAGCATCCAGCATCATCAACGCGCCCAACCCTTTTGGGGCCTCGCTGTGACGGCCTATCATTGTAAGATAAATCGATGGAATAGCGTTGAACCTCCCGAACTTCTTATCCGCTTCGGCATTCATACCTGGTCGAAACGTCATCGTCGTAAGAGCATAAAAGCCTAGTGGCGTCATGTCATCTCGTCTTCGGGCGACGAATACCCGCAACGCATAAGCATTGTGACTCTTTAAGGCATTGATCTTAAAGAAGTTATCAATTTTTTCTAACTTACATGAAAAGGCCCCTCGCGGATGATCGCCGAGGGGCTCAAAGACTATATCTTCCATGTCAGCACTGTTATTTCGTGAACAGGCCGAAATCTTTCTGGCTTTGGCGGATAAGCTCGATCAAACCGGGAACCGGCTGTCCTGCAGCCTCCACCTTGGATTTAAGCTGCTCAAATTTCGCTGTATCGCACACAACTGGCATTGGCTGAAATTCGCCATTGTCTTTCAAAAGTGCAACCATTTTCTTACTCCGCCTTCTGCCCCTTCAGATAAAGCAACGGTACAATTACCAAATTGTTCCGCTTTATCTCCGTCATCGCCCAACGACGTACTCACATCATATGTTGTGAATTCTACAACATGTCAATGCGAATAATAATTCTCGCGCACACGATTTAATACGTCTTTCGTAGACATTTCATTAATGATGCAGCGCAGTTTCATCGCTTTCTTACGTATAACACGTTAGTGCGCGAAGCGTACACACGTTTTCGTTAGCTGTTTTTTCGTATCAGCTATGCGTATCTCACACGACTTATATCAGCCCCTTCCCCGCGTCGTCGTCCTCGTCGCCATGATGTTATCAATCCGCTCGGTGAGCCCATCGATGCGGTGCGCCACGCTTTCGATTGCGCGCATGATCTGCGAGGTCTGCTCCTGCATGCCTGCCTTAGTGGCGAAAGTTTCAGCCGCGCGAAGCTTGTAGTCGGAAAGCTCCTGCCGTGTCAGGCTGGCAAGAGCCGTTGCAGCGTCCGCTTTCGCGGCGTTGCGCGTTTCGGCTTTTGCGATCTGGCTTTCCACGTACTTCCAGAGGCCGAACAGAAAGCCCATCAGCATCACGATAAAGCCGACAACGGCCATGATTTCAGCGCCGGTCATTGCACACCCTCGGAAGTTATGTTGCAATCGTCTGATCTAAAGGGATGGGGGAGATGTTTGACAATCAGACTATCGGGGTGACTTGCCCTAAATGCAGAAACCAGATTGAGACGACTATCGGATGGCTTAAAACCAGCGACAAGGTCACCTGTACCGGGTGCAGTTCTGACTTCGTCATTGATAAAGAAAAGCTCTTCACCGGAATTAAGAAGGCCGAGGAGGCGTCCGCCAAACTCAGGAGGTCGATCGGAGACATCGGAGAAGACCGATAGAGTTTGCGAGGCGCTACTCATATCCAGGCGCAACAGCAAGATATTCACGGACGCACCCCGCACAGCTTTTCCAGTTTGGTGTTCTCCGCGAGGATCTGGCGCTTCGTGCCGTCCGTCAGGCTATCCTCGAAACTCGGGCGGACAGGCCGGGCTACATCACAGTAGCTACCGGCCGTCACGCATCCACCGAGACAGAGCAGCATCAACATCAGAGCCGCCAAGCTTGCTGGTTTCATCTTCGATTTTCCTTGCTTTGTTGGCAGCCTTCAGCCGGTCGGCGGTGGCGCTTGTGGCGTTGTCCGCCCTGCCCTTGAGGTAAGCACCCGCCAGAATCGCAAGGGCCGCAGCGATAGCCACGGCCCAGCCTGTGATCTTGGAGCGCAGGGATAAGAGCCAGGTCATCGGCGGAGTTCGCGGCGCTCCGCGTCCTTCATTGATCGCATAATCTTTCGAATAATTACGTCCTGCTGCCGCTCCAATTCCTCGGCGACAGTGTCTGCAATCAATTTCACAAATTCGTCTTCTGTCATGTCGGCACTCCAGTCAGTATAATGGACGCGCTGCCGTCGCGTTCGCGGCGGATCAGATAGCCATCGCGCGTCTCGGTGATTCCTTGAGCGAAGGTCAGCTTGGCGTCGCGCCATTCCTGCGTCTTGCCGACGTATTGAACGACAGCAGTTTCAGCGTCGGCGTCATACTCGATCACCACGCGAATCACGCCGCCACCCTCTTCAGCTCAAGCCTGCCGCTCTTCCAGAGCCAGAAGCCCGCGCCTGCTGCGACCAGCAGGAGCGCGACCGTCGCGAACGCCCATGGGTTAGACACCGCACCGATAAGGCCAGTGACAAGCGTGCCGCCTGTGCCGGCCACGATTGTCTGCACGGTCTTGTCCTGCAGCAATGGCACATCGTCCGGCTTGGCGTCTTCAGCTACGGCAGGCTTCATTTCGCGGGCCGCCACGAAGCTGTCGAGGAAGTTGCGGTAATAACCTGCGATGAGACTTGCTTTGTCGCTGCCGTTGACGATAGCGCGGGCGCCTACAGGGTCTTCCTTGCCGCCGCCGAAGTAGTCGGTCAGCCGCTTGCCAGTGAACTTGCCGTTGATCATCCCGTCAAACAGGATGCGCACTGCGGTGCTGTCCTCAAGCGCAGCGTCGGGGTTATCGCCAAGGCCGTATTTCTTGTAATTGTCGCGACCGGTGATCATCGCCAGTCCGCGACCGCGGAACCGCCAGCCGTCGTTCGGTCGTGTGTTGCCCATCCTGCCACCGTAGACCTTGTTGGCCAACCCCTGCGGGTTTCGCACATAAGGCTGGGCGCTCTGCACAGTGGAGAAGCGCGACGGCCATGTCTTCTTTATCTGCGCAGCGGTCGTGTAGTTCAGGTTTTCCTCGATCGGCTGCATCTTCCCGCCGGTCTCGTGGAATGCCGTCGCGAGCACATAAGCCGTCTGCTCGTCTGGCAGGCCTCGGCGCTCAGCTTCAACCAGAATTGCCGACGTGCCGTCGACCTGCGCCTGCGAAAGACGACCGCCAAAAGGCGCGCGCCTCGCATACGCGAAGAACGTTGTCTTGTTCATGTGGATGTCCTGTGGAGGTGGATAATCTTACCAAAAACGCCCGTTTCTCCTCATTTTGAGGAGAGCGTTAATGTGAAGTACAGGTTACGCTCTTCCCGTCAAAATGAGGAGAAAGCAATGAAATCACCGAAATCGGACGCTGAATATGAAGGCTGCATCGAAAATTGCGTTCAGGCCATTGGGTATCAAGAGACATCACCGTAGGCCGATCAGTTGCCTGTCTAATCTCATAATCTGATGCCTAACCGCGTCGGAAAATACAACTTTTTGTGTCTTTTTGCAAAGAGATACACGAAACAGTTGACATACATAAAAATTTGAATCATCAGCCCGATTAACGCTTTAAGCGACACAATAGAGTATCACTTTTAGAGTGCGGGGCATTATGAATATCGAAATTTACGTCGCGGGCCACAAGGCATCGTCTGGCATACCTGATGAAACGTATATCCCTATACATGTTGGGAAAAATGGTCGTAAAATTTCATTCTGCGCAGTCGGAGACGATACCGGCGATAATATTTCAGGAAAAAATGATACGTTCTGTGAGCTAACTGCTCTTTACTGGATGTGGAAAAATACAAAGAATCAAGAATATATCGGTTTATTCCACTACCGCCGTCATTTGAACTTCTCTTTTGTAGACACCAATGAAAACGAGTGGGGTGTAACAGAGTATGATACTCTGAGCGAGAAGTACATCGAGACAAATCAGCTCACTACTATTGGAGCTCAAACGGCGCTGAAGGGCTATGATATTATCCTTCCAAGAAAATGGGATGTGCGGAATGCTGGATCCACATCAATGTACGATCATTATAAAAATGGTCCAGAACATCACATTCGCGATTATGAACTCGCACTGAAAATATTGAGGGAAAAATACCCAGAGTACGCTCCATTCGTTCTTAAGGTAAACGATTCCACATCAGGCTACTTTACGAACATTTTCGTTATGAAACGGGATATATTCGATAAGTATTGCAGCTGGATATTTGACATTCTTTTTGAGCTGGAAAGCAGAATTGATTTGTCTTCATATTCCGTACAAGAGCGACGGATATATGGATATATATCCGAATGGCTCTTCAACATATTCATTGAGAAGCTAATCTTCGATCATCCAGAGTTAAAATTGAAAACGGTTCAGCGAACGTTCATCGTTGAAACGGCGCCCAAGCCTAGCCCGATACCAGCATTTGCTGAGAACAACGTCCCGATTGTGATGGCGTTCAATGATGATTTCGCATCATACGCTGGCACGACAATTCTTTCGATATTGATGAACGCATCTCGACAGAAAAACTACGATTTTTTGATTTTTGATGGAGGTGTTTCTGAACGAAACAAAGAGCTCTTAAATAAAACAATCTCTTCTTTCGAGAACGTCTCGGTTCGTTATCTAAATCCGCTACCGCTATTTCATAGTCTAAACCTTCCAACGCATCTTCATTTTTCTCGAGACGTCTATTACCGGCTTTATATACCCGACGTGTGCTCGCATTACGAGCGCGTTGTCTATATTGATGGCGATACGATCGTTCGCGGAGACGTATCTGACCTTTTTGAAATTGATCTGAACGGCAAGCCTTTGGGCGCTGTGCAAGACTGTGTAATGACGAACTTCAGAAAACTGAAAGTACCGTCTATTCCTTCTACAGGGAGCTTGGAAGCCGAGATATATCTTAAAAATTACTTAGGCTTAAAGCAGCCATCGGGCTACTTTCAGTCCGGCGTAATCGTTTTCGACATCAAAGAATCTCAATCCGCGTTGCCTATCATCAAAAACATACTCGAAAGCGGGAAAACTTATTGGTTTCCGGATCAAGATATATTGAATATCGCATACCAAGATAACGTCGAATTGATCGACGAAAGATGGAACGTTTTCCACGGCAATGGTGACATCAAGACTTTTTATGAGAAGCTGCCCTATGACGTTAGGGCCAAGTATTTCAAATCGCGAGAGAATCCATTAATCATCCATTACGCTGGTGAACGGAAGCCTTGGAAACATATTGACGTGGACTTTTCTGAGGATTTTTGGCTGATTGCTCGTCATACGGCTTGGTATGAGAGTATGCTCTTCAGCTACGTCAAATCACATGCCCATACGCATACGCATACCAATACAATTACACATGTTGTCAATAATGAGCGGCAGGCTATTGGCATACGAGATGTCGGGAGAGCTATAGTAAATCCTTTCGCTCCACTTGGTAGTAAAAGGAGAAGTCTTCTTCGTGGCTGTTATCATGCGATTAGACGTCTGACAGGTAACTAGAAAGCTATACAGCCCCCCTAGTCGCGAAAACGAGTCGGGGGGGCAGCTTAAGACAATGACCAAACGAATTCAGGCAATTCGGCCAGGAAATCTTCAACGCTCGGCTGCTCGCGTTCTCCACTCTGTACCTTGTCAAGTTCGTTGCTTTCACGCACCTTACGCTACAGGCAGGCTTGCACCAACATGGCAAAGGCTCCCCTGGCCATCGGTGATTTCCTTTCGGCAAAGAAAAAGCCGCCTCAGTGGGAGATTTGTTATCGACAGAACAGATTCAGTAAAATACCTTCAATAAAAATAGCTTGGAGGAGCGCATGTTTAACCGACTTCGAGAAGTGTACCGGTCAATACGGGCTGTTCCAAACTTACTGTCACAAACAAATTTGCATTTGAAAGAAATAAATGATCGGCTCGAAATAGTAGAAAACGCCCGACAGTTCGATCATGATAATCACGTCGCCAATCAAAAGAAGCTTGATAACATCGACCGTCATCTAGCGCTGATTTTGCGGCACTACCCATATCGAAGCTCTTCGGATGCCTTGCATCTCGCGTTAAGCAACGAAGCCATGCGAGAAAGCGTTGAGATCATAAACGCTGAAATGCCTGAAGCGATGATCTTTACTGATGGCGTCGAGTTCCATCACTATTGCATCGATAAGGTCACATTAGAGGGTGCTTATTGCGAGTTCGGTGTTTACTCCGGCACATCAATAAATACGTTTGCCGACCGGAGACCAAATGTGATCATCGATGGCTTTGACAGCTTCGAGGGCCTTCCTGAAGACTGGAGCGGAAATGCCGTTCTTGACTTCAATAGAGGCGGCACACCGCCACCGGTCAGAAATAACGTCAGGCTGCATATTGGTTGGTTCAACAATACATTACCGGATTATGCGAAGACCGTTGATGATGTGGCGTTCCTTCATGTCGATTGTGATATCTACTCATCAACAGTGACCATCTTTGAGCACTTGGGGCCGAAATTGCGTAAAGGCTCTGTCATCGTATTCGACGAGTATCTGGTATTTCCCGGTTTCAAGTTACATGAGCGCAAGGCATTTCACGAGTTCCTTGACAAAACATCCTTCAAAGCTGAATGGTTCGCTCTGTGCGGTGCTCGAACTGCTTGCATTTTGAAGTAGAGAAATTGATGGGGCGGTAATCAAAACTGCCCCATTGGATCATCCGTGAGGCTCGAGAATATCTGGCACGGAGTTCCAAACCGACAATTTTGCACCTTGGCGACCGACGTATTCTCTAATGATACCATGCTGGATGGTAGCTATATACGGCGCGCGGAAACCTACTTCCTTCCACTTTTGTAAGCCAAATGCGCCGAATACCTCATGGAGTTTATCGGTGGCGCCGCAGTGAGCGGTATCGGATGCCACGATCAATACTTTCGGCCCCGCCTGCTGGACTTGCGATTGTAGCGCTTTCAAGTTGCCTATGTTGCCTGTGCACACATCAATATTACCAACCACTGACACTTTTCCGTCATCGTCAATGGCCACAAAATTTAACCCCCTGATGAGTTCATACATAAGTTTTTGATCGCCACGCCGGACGGTTGAGACGGAACCAGTTTCAAAGCCGCTCGAGATTATTTTGAGATCTGTGTCGGCATCGGTATCGAAGTTATCTGACACATAAAAGTTCTCAGGATAAGCGCCGGTCTGGGCAACCATATAAAAACGGTATTTTTCTTGATCGCTTACTGCGTCGCCGCCAATCTGAAGCTGATCGATCCCATATCGGTGAGCTTCCTCTAATCGCCCCCAGACAAGTTTACCACCCTCACCGTTGTATATGTAACAAGCACCCGACGCGACCGACGCTCGCCCAAGATGCAAAGCAATAGCATTGCAACTATCAATCAATAGACTTTGCTTTCCGGTGGATACTAGCGACGATAGTTTATCTATGGTCTCATCCAAGGCTATCTCATTTACCGTTTTACCATCCAACTCCAGCAATACAGGATAAGCCAATACAACATTCTCGATTGCAACTTCTTGATGAGCTCTAATCTCAATTCCGCCTTCAACAGATCTCGCAAACTGCCAGAATAACAAAAGATTTTCGCGCCAAGTGGCCAACTTTTTGTCGACTGTTTCGGCGTTTTCTTCTCGTACAATAAGCGTTTTCGCTTTCGGATTCCGCAAGCTGCGGCCGAGTCCCATTTTCTTGATGTCGCCATCAGTCATATAGTCCATCACGGTAGCGCCGATATCAAGGGTAGTACCCGGCTTATCGAATGAATTGCCCGCCGCCTTTTGCCCATCGAAAACCATGAACAGGTTCCGGCGTTTTCCCGACTCCAGAATCTGCGAAGCGGTGTTTCTCATCGCCAAATGGTCTGACGCAAAAACAAACAAAGTATTCTCGCTACCAGGAACTGCCATTATGGTGTCGATAAACTCCCCGACGATCTTATCGTTGCAATGGACCGCATTCAGCATCGCATTGGAGCCGTCTCCATAAACGGTATCGCCGCACGAACCACTAAGATATCCGTTAGGAGAGTGTGTATCGAGAGTGAGCGCAAATAGGCCAAAAGGCTGCGATGAGGAGAGTAGCTCTTGGTAGCGCCCAATCAGATCCCGAAATGTGTTATCATCATGGCGCCCCCATTCAGATACAGTCTCGCCGTCCTTCCTTAGCTCTTCGAGGCCTTTTACACTGTGAAAACCGTGAGTTGTGTAAAATTTATCCTTGCCCGCAAATTGTTTCGGCGCACCACCAAAAAACTCCAGCCGATAGCCGTGCGATCGCATGATATCGCCTAGACAATTTGCTCCCGATAAGAATGAGCCTACGCGCCCCATGGAGTTGCTACTGCCTAGAGGGGTGACCAAGGGTAATCCGCACTGAGATGCAACCATTCCACCCATTGTCCAGCCAGCGCTTACTAAGCCTGCTATCTCAGTGAAATGATCTGCCTGCTGTTCAATTCTTGCGATGTTCGGAGTTAGGCCAGGAAACAGCGTTTCATCTAGGAATGTTCGTTCAAAGCTTTCAAGATAAACGAACACAACATTCTTCTTAAGGCTTGCATTAACAGGAACGGCTTTGAACCTTTGTCCGAAATCTGTCGCTGCCGGATTCGTTTTAAACCCCATAGAAACACTCACAGCATGCGCTACCTTGGTAGCAACGGCATTCAGTGAAATGTAAACCGCCAATCCGACAACGATTGCTGTCAATTCAATATTCCGAAGCCTCCTAATAATAGGAAAGCGATGGAAACCAAACAGAATAAGTATTAGTATGCATAATGAAGCCACTATAGCCAGTATTATATAGACGAATGCATAAAGGTTTGTCGCCTCAAACCCATAAACTATCTGATAAATTGAGGATTCATCAAACTCCCTACCCGTTACAAGGTAAGAAACATAATTCATGGTGAACAACAGAAATGCAGTCGCTGCTACGATATTTAGTGCTGGCTTCATTGGCGGCTACCCCCTTTGCCAGCCTACTAGCCGAAGACAACCACTGTCACAATACCGTCATAATGTGACAAAGTGCTCCCCTCTGCGCTTCCATTTCGTAAAAAATGACTTTATTAATTGCTCAGGGTAAATGGGGTTGCGGGGTTGGCAATGCGCGTTGCAGTGCAGCGTTTATTGAACGATATCATCGAAAGCGAAGACATCATTACAATCTGGGAAGGTTGTGAACCTTATTCCCAAGATGTAATTGATGCTGCCGAGAAGTACGGACTGATAAAGGTCAACGTAAGCACCTGGGCGCCGTATACTCATCTGCTTCTAACGAAGGAAGGGCGGCTCTTCGCCGCCGATCCCCTACGTGAACTTAAAGAGCCAGTATCGTTAGGTTCACGTTTGGTGCAGGCGATATGTTCAATGACGTTCCAGTCACGTTTGCGACGGCTGTGATCTGATCGCCAGCGTTGCAATAAATATCGGACGTGACGCTTGCTACCTTGGTTCCTGAGAAATCCGTAAGCCCAGCATAGGCAACGTCAGCCGCTCCCCGCTTCAGCTTGATGCCGCCGCCACTGACGGTCCCAGTCAGTCTCATCGAAGCCGTTACACGGTACACTCCCGGCCAAAGAACAAAATACTTTCCTACCGCTGGATCGTACTTGCCGCGAAGGTTCTTGGAGTTGCTGATGGCATCATACAAAATCACCGTATCCGCGCCGGAAGTGAGCGCCTGATTTGCCGTGCGATAGGCCGAAACATAATCGTACCCCTCATCTGCAAACGCGTGCCGTCCGCCCGTGTCGTAGCCATTGATCTTATAAATTGTGAGAGGGTGAGTGCCACCATAGATCGGTACAAAGTTATTGTTCGTATAGTACCCATTCAGAATGATACTGTTGAAAGCGCCATCTGAGAAAATGGAAGCCTCGACCAAGCAGCCCGACAAAATAATGCCGCGAGAGTTAGAAAACCGTAGTGAACCTACGGTCGGGCTATCACCAAAGAACGTGCACCCAGAAAAGATAAGCCCGGAAGATGCCCCAACGCAGACGACATTGTCTATACCGGCATGATTGATTTGTACGCCTGTGAAGGTTCCGTGAGCGCTATTGGCTCCTTGGGCAATCGAGAGGTTATAATCATTCCCGATCAGTTTCCCACCTATGAAGGAGTTGTTGCCAGCGCTCGTTTTGTTACCAACAACGCACCCGCCCGCGTGGAAGTCCATCCATGTCGAATACTCATTCGATAGATCAGGCAATGTGTTGGGCGTATCTTCGCGACCAATGTAACAATTGTATGCAGAGCAATCGACAAACTGATTTTTATCGTACCAGCTAACTGCATCATAGGCACCGCCGCTGATGAAGAAGCCCCAACCATCAATGTCACGTGCGGATATACCCGAAAGCAAGCATCGGCTGTTGCCACCCAACCTTAGCCCTACCCCTCCGCCGTTTGCCTTCCCTGGTCCTTTCAAGATCAGGCGACCCTTAATGATCACGTCCGAAGTGTCTATCGAGCGCAACTGCACGACATTCGCAGTTGTGGCAAGAATAGTCCCACCGTCACTGTCAAGATTGAACCCGCTCGGTATGTCGGTCGTACCAGTAACTCGATAACGCTGTCCCTGTGGGAGATACCCGGCCTTCACGCGGTTAGCAAAAAAATTACGGATCGCCAGAGTATCATCTGCGGTGCCGTCACCTTTTGCGCCAAACATCTCTGGCGTAGGTCGCGAAACTGAGATTTCCCACCAACTACCATCGGAGGACTGAACCTTCCCCGCGTGTGTCGGCTCTGTCGAAACGCGCTTGTACAGTGCTGATCCACCGTCGCCTACGACACTGTATCCGTTCGTGCGCAAGGCGCTTATACCCGCCGGTATAGAAAGCCCTTCAACTGAGTTCCGCGTTGAGTAAATCGGGACATTACCCTGTGATACAGCATCCGATGCGGCATTCTGCGCTTGATCGCGAGCCAGTTCAGCGGCATCTCTGGCTGCTTGAGCTCGTACAAGGATATCTCGACAACACTTTCCACATCGCCATATGACAGCATTCGCAGCGTCGAGCCGGTATCAATGCAAAGCACGGCCATGCCAGGTGTAACGTACCCTGCCGCGAGTGGTTGATTTGTGTTCGTGACGAGCGTTCGGTTAATCGCTCCTGACACAACGACCGGCCCTGTGTTCTCCTGAGTAACGTTCAGGATATAAAGCACCTGATACGCTGCCGGAGGAATTGGTACCGAAGCAGAAACAATAATATTGTTCGCGGTTCCAGTATTAGCGTTGTTAAGTCTGATAACGCGGTTGTCTGGGAATGTGGAAATACCTTCCAGCAAAGCCTTCAAAGTGTCGCGAATGTCAGGCTTGTGAGGATTGAACGGCCCGGACGCGGGAACGCCATCGGTAACGAAATCACGGAAAATCTCGTCAATTGTGCGAACGGTCATGCGAATGCTCCATGGCAAAACGCCCTGCCAAGGCAGGGTGTGAATTTCATAGTTTGTCGGGTTGGTCAGGGAGTCGTTTTGATCGTGCTGGCCGAATAAGCGCCTATACGGCCTTTCTGGGTCCGTACGGCCAATTGGAACTCGTATTGGGTCAGTGCTGAAAGTGTCGGAGTTTCGAAGCTCTCAGCATCGTTTTCGAGCGGCCCAGCTACACGCCATTCGGTGTCAGCCGTTTTCTTCCAGCGGACCATGTAGTTCAACAGGATGTTTCCCGTCGGCGGGAAACTCAGCTCTGCCGCTGGGCCGGAAATGATGGTCACGTCTGGCGCATCCGGCACCGGCAAGTCATCACCTGAAGTGGTCTCATCTGATACCGGAGCTGTGCCTTCCTGTGAGGTATCCCACTGGTAGGCAGTTTGCGGCATTGACTGAGCCTGGACGGTAGCGCCCTGCAATATACCGCCTTCACCAAGAATGAATTTGAAATCAAGGACTTCAAAGACACTGTTGATGCCAAACATCGGGTATTGAATGCGGATCAGCCTCTCACCAAATGCAGCAAGGCCCATCAAATTTGTATTGAACGTCCCCACCCAGTTCGGATTTGCGCGGAACCATTCGAGCTTCATCAGCCGCCTAGCTTGGCTGTGCGACGGAGCCATGTTGAATTGTACGTCTCTGGCTTCCTCGCCACGTTCGGACACGTCATCTTCATCGGCCCAAGGATCGGCATCGGATGCCTGATAGTCTTGGTTCGGATCGAGGAACGTTGCCCGGATGGTATTGGCCGTCGTCATCACGTCGCGGCCACGGCCAACATCGCTGAAGCCGGTGATCGCGTCAGCGGTCAGTACGACTGTTGGCTCGGACCATGCCCCGATATCAAGCGTAAGGCCACCGTCTGGCGTCGGGATTAGCCTGCCATCGCAGCAGCCAAGCATTCGGCCCAGAACATCGGCTGGCCGCTCATCGAGGCTGTATGAACCCCAGAGACGGTATCGCGTTTCGGCGCCACCGGCAGCAATAGGAATAGCTTCAGCGGCGCGGTTGTACGCTGCAACCCAACCAGCCTGAGCAAGCGGCGTTGAAACGAGGCTTTCTGGAAGGCGCATGCCGTCCTTATGGGTCATGTAGTCCCGGATCACTGCGGCGGCGTTATCGTTCCATGCGACAGCGCCAGTGAGAGGGTTTTTGACCAGAGATGTGCGAGCCACAACGCGATAGTTCGTGTTAACGCCGTTCGGGAAGAGGCTTAGATAATACTCATCTCCGACTGCATACTGAGATGCCAACAATGATGCTATGCCGTCGCCACGGTGCGCAGCCGTCCACTGAGGGAACCTTGAGGTTAGCTCACCGTAGGCCGCCTCGATTGGTGCGCCCAGCCGGGATTGGATGCGCAAGAGAGGGTTTCCCGTCGTTCCTTCACGCCATTTGCTCGGCGGGGTCGGTGAGCCGTCCGGCAGCAAATCGATCTTCTGATCGTCAAGCCAATACTCTTCAATCCCATCGAATGGGCCTTGCCCCAAGGCAAGAACCTTGAAGAAGCCGCCGCTCTGGGTTTCAGCGAATATCCAGGCACCGGAAGTTTTCACACGGCCATAGTGGCGAATGCGGGGCGGCGTAGGCTGGCGAACCTGCTGCTGCACATCTTCCGGCTTCGGTTGCTTTGGACGAAACAGCGACGATGCCAGGTAAGAAATACCCAGGCCAATAGCCAAGCTGCCAAGCGTCGTACCGGCGGCAAGCGTGATCAGGGCAAGACCTGTCTGCAAGGCAGCGCCAAGCGCGCCAGCGCCCACCACAGACGCAATGATGCCTGAAAGAGCTACTGGCATTGAATTCTCCAAGCTTTCCAGACAGCGGACAGTGGCGCACCAATCAGCCCATGTTCATCGTGCGAGAACCAGCAATTCCCGGCATGGATTGCCATACAGAGTTTTTCGTTATGGAAGATCAAACCGACATCGCCGGTCACAGGCTTGCCGGTCTTAATGAACCCTTGCGAGCGCATTGCCCGGTTGACCAGCACAGCCAGCCCGCCACGATCTGCCAGGACCGAGGCAGCCCCGGCAGCATCCGAATATTCCCTGTCTACCCAAGCGAGCGGCGACAGGCCTGTGCAAGACCTGATCCAGCGATCAACGGTCGAAACGCAATCAGTATCCCCCCACCGGAAAGGCTTTTGCGCCTCGGCTGCTACAAACTCGGCAATGTTCATGGGATCAGTAATCCGGGTATTTAAAGCTCTTGAAGAGCAGCGAACCGATGAACTGACAGAATTTGTCACCGGGTGAACGGCGCTGTTGGTCTCGGTCGGTATAGCGGCCATATGCTGGTCGTGATCGGTTGAAGAATGCGTTTTCTGCCGTCATGCTGATCGACTGAATAGCGCCTTCTGTACCTTGCATTTCGGTGCGGCTGATGCGGGGCGGCTGCATGAAGCCCCACCAAATCGGCGCGGGATCGCCAAGCGGCTGCCATTCCTCATCGAAAAGCTGGATCGAGATAACGACAATGCGCTGATCTACCTCATCATTTGCATCAAGCGCCATGGCGAGGAAGTTCAGTGTCGCATCCGGCAAGCCTGAAAGCTGGAACGTGACGTTCTGTGCGGCAGTGGTCGAAGCCATGCCGATGCCGTCAATCGAGCCATAGCCATACATCGGTTCATAGCGGTTGCCGCCAGTTTCCAGCGCAGTGTTACCGTTCCAGACACGCATCGTCTCCGACGCAAAGCGGAACTCGACAAGGAAATCCAGCCTCACTTCATGCTTAGCGAACTCTGCCAGCTGGGCCGTGTTAAAGAACGACATTACACGTCCTCAATAAAATTGACGGTCGGGAATGACCACTGCGAAATGAGATCAAGATCGAGGTCCATTTCGCTATCAGACGCCAGGCGCATCCTGCACACTGGATAGTCGAACTCCATCTCGCTACCCGCGGGCGCGGCTTCGCGGGCCGGAGGACGGAATGTGATGGTAGCCGTATTCTCGCCCGTCATCTGCACTGTGCGGATGCGGTACATTCGTTCTCCGATGGAGAAATCCATCCCCGGCTGCAATTGGCCCGCCGTAACAAGCGATAAGTTGGCCGTCGTCCCGCGCAGCGGTATGTTGCTGGTCAGGCGGATATCGATTGACCGGGAGCGGTACAGCCCGCCATCGCTGAACGGGCTGGTATCGGAGTGAGGCACTTTGTCAGCCGCGCCGTTGCCGTCAGGATCGAACGGTTGATAAGCGCAACAGCGAGGAACCAGGATCGGACGCAAACGACCTTCCAGCAGATTTGCAATAGCCCGAAATGCAAGAACGGAAGGCGATCCACGACGAATAATGATGTCGCTGAACGTCGCCTTCCAGATACCGGCGTCCGAAGCCGTAACCTGCGTCACACCCGACACGCTGGAAGGGCCTGCGAGTGTACGCGGGGCAATATTGAACGGGTCACGCTTCGGCTTGAGCACCGAACGGGGCCAGAGAATGGTTGCCATTACATTTTTCTCGCTTGTGCGTCTGCCAACATAGTCGGGAAGTTTGATTGAACGGCCTTGGCGCTTTGCTGCACCGAAACCTGAACAATCGCCCCGGAAGCAGTCTGAATACGCTGATCGGCTATCTGGGCCATTCGGCCACTGTCATCCTGAAGGACGACATTGATAGTTTCGGTTCTGCCGAAACCGGCCTTTGCGTTGCGCGGAAGAACCACTTCTCCACGTTGCAAGATTGCAGGTATTTCACCGGGTTGTAGACCGGCAATGCCGCCTTTGTGATACCGCTTTGCGCCTGAGAATACCGATGGCGAAACAGCCCGACCGTGCCCATAACCATCCGAACCCGCCACACCGCCACTGTGAAGAATGCCTGGGATAATGGCACCGCCAAGCAGGCCGCCACCTTTGAACAATCCTCCGCCGCCGAACAACCCGGCCAATGGCCCTTTGCCCAACAAGGTTGCCTGAAGGACGGCTTCAATCAGCGTATTCAGGAACTTATCGAGAGCCTTATTGCCCGTTTCAATCGTCGGAACCATTGACTGGAAGGCGTCAAGCATACTGTTCTTGAAGAAGTCAGCGGCTTCCCTCGCCTGCTCCTGACTTTCGGCCAGTTTGTTAGCCTCAGCCGTAGCATGAGCATAACCTTCAGCCAGTCCGTTGATTTGCTCCTTCAGCGCAGGGGTTATCTCAATACCGGCCTTCTTTGCCGCATTCAAAAGCTCTTGCGTGGCCCTCGCCTTGGTGATTGCGTAATCGTAATCATCAATCAGCGGGTTAATCTGGGCTTGTGCTGCGGTTTCCGCCTGAAGCGTAGCCGTCCGCTCCTTGATCTGCTCGATCTCGCGCTGAAGCTCGTTCTGCCGCTCCTTGCGCTTCTTTTTCTTCTTACCGTCTCCATCTGCCGATGCGCCAGAACCACCGCCAAATCCAGCCGTGTTCGCCGTCCTATTCGGCGCGATAAGGTCTTGGTCCTTTGCATCGGCAGTCCGTTGACGTGCACGAGCGTTAGCCTGTTCTCGCCACGCTTCGCCAATTTTGCCAAGATGGTCTTCGGCGGCTTTCTGAAGAGCCGCGCCGTAGGCATCGCCCGCTTCCTTGCCTGCACCGGCGTACTTGTTGTCCAAGCGACCAAGTTCAACAGTCAGGTTTTCCGGCAGCGTCGGCGCGACACCTACGAAGCTATCCAGCTTATTCAGCGCGGCTGAAACAGCATTAATCCCGTTCAACGCCTTCTGAAGACCGGCCTCTATCCCGGCGATCATCGAGTTCATGGCGTTGATAACCGCTTCTGCTACAGCGCCGGGAAGCTTCGTGAATGTGGTAACGGTAGCGTCGTAGAGGAAGCCAATCGAATTGATTATGTTGTTGGCTACACCCTTGGCCGTAGTCCATACATCTTCCCAAGTTACCTTCGTTCCAGAAAGCGCCTCAGAAATTAGGTTGATCGCAGAAAGAAAATCATCGCGCACCAACGACGCGACATCCATAGCGCCTTGTTTTAGGGCATCCCATGCTACAGCAGCATAATCCTGAAGATTAGCCATTTCTCCAGCAATCGGCTTGATTTCGTCGCCGAAAGCCGAGATCGCAAAAGTGGCGGCGCCAATTCCAGCAGCAAGCAACAGGAAGGGGTTTGTCGCCACCATAGCCGCGCCAGCGACAGCAACTCGCGCCATAGCTGGCACATATTGAGACAGCAGGACCACTGCGGCTGCGGCGGCCGAGTTCGCCACCAAACCAATATTGTCGGCCAGCGCATTGACAATTCCACCAACCGTTTCGGTAATGCCGTACGCTTCATTCACCTGTCCGACATATTGAGTCAGATTATTGGCGAGCTTGGTAAAACTGTCGCCTATCGTAGCGTTGGTGGCAGCGAACTGCGCTTCAATTGGTTTTTGGGCATTGATAATCGCTCGAAAGACGCGCTCGGATGTTAGCTTCCCATCCGCGCCGAGTTGCTTAAGGCCAGAGATGGAAACCTTGAATTCGTCTGCGATAGCCTTCGCCACGATCGGCGCATTCTCGCGAATGGAGCGAAGTTCATCACCCTGGAGAACGCCGGAACCAAGGGCTTGACCAAGCTGGAGAATGCCCGCCGCTTGTTCCTGCGCAGATGCGCCGCCCGCCTTGAATGCCTTCGATACAAGATTGGTAGCGAGCGCGATTTCTTCTTCAGATTTCGCAACGCCTGAAGCTGACCGGATCAGTCGCGCGTAGAGATCTGCGTAATCTGACAGGCCAACGCGGGCGTCATTGGCGCCAGCATTCAATTGTTCAAGGCTTCGTGTTTGAACGCCAGCAGAAGCGGCCGCGGCGCGGATCATATTCCCCGCCTGCGTCCACGCATCTGCGTACTGGACAATCTCGCGCGCGCTAAAACCAACACCTGCAAGTGCGGTGGCATTTTTCAGCGAGTTAGCGAACGTGGCGGATATGTTTTTGTTCATATCCGCAAAGCGACGCTCGATCTGGCGAGCACTTTTGTTGGCAACACCGTTTGCCCGGTTCAGGGCATTCTCGAAAGCCTTGGTACGGGCTTCCAAAGACACAATGAGCCGTTCAACGTCAGTTGCCATCAGAAGCCCTCGATTCCAAGCTCGGCCAGTGTTTCGTTGCTGAATTCAGGGGCTGCTTTTTCTTCGGGCCGATTGAACGCCTGGTGGCCTTCAATGGCGCACGAGAACTCCCACAACGTCATCTTGCCGACGTCGCGATGGATTATTCCGGCCCATTGGTAGAAGCGGTTGAATTTCCATTTCCCTCGCGGGAGCGGGTTTGGGTCTTCTTCCCCTCGCCCGCGTCCGGCTCCCCCGGCTGATCATCCGGGTCGCCGTACAGAGCAAGCATCAGGATTGCTTGAGCCGTCAACACGGATAGCGTGAGAGGTCGATCCTCGACGAACTTCTGAACAAGCTTGCGAGCGGCTTCTTTGTCCATGCCCCCGCCTTCTAGGCCGAGGCGGATGGGCTGGATGACGTCGTCCACCATCCATTGCTTGCTGGAAAGACGAGCCAAAATCCACTCTGGGCCAGCATCGCACTTGTCTTGAAGCGCACGAAGATGTTCCAGGCGGAGCTCGAAGTCGTGCTCCCCGCCCGCCCACGTTAGCGCCTTGACCATTAAGGCGCGACTTTCGCAGTTCGTGCTGGGACGCCGTCGAACTGAATATCCAGTTCCGCGGAGACCTTCTGACCTTTTTCAACGGCGTTGTTCAAGCCGACGAGATACGCTGGGCCGGTCTCATATTCCGTGTCGCCGACGGCTGCCTTGACGTGCTGAATACGAATGTTCTTGGTCTGCCCGGAATACCACCAATCCATAAGCAACTTGTGACTTTGGGAAGACCAGACACCACTCGCTGGGATTGTCACTTCAGACGACTGCACAGCGCGTTCGATGGCAGATGGCAGACTTTCGTCGTCGCAATCCTGCGGCACTTCAGTCGTCTGCATATTGTGCTGACGGTTGATGCCGCGTTGAGTGAGCGCGCAAATCTTGGCAAAGGTTCCTTCGGTTTCAGTCTCAACTTCCAAAACAGAATCAGGGAATGCGGCTGTTATCGGCTTTGTAGCCATGGAAAACTCCAAACGAAAACGGGCCGGCAAACTGCCAGCCTTGAAAGGGCTTGAGGCCCGGTTTCAGGTGAAAGGGCTACTTCGCCCGGTTGCGGCTCTTTAGAGCTCGTTTTTGATCGCGCGTCGGGCTTTTGATCTGCTCAGCCCAGCCATGCGCAACGCAGTAATCTACGAAATCCTGCGGTCGCTCCTGGGGTTCAGGCGACGCTTTTGCGTTGAATGAGAACCGACTTTGAGGGCGCGACCAATTACATTCGACTTTGAAAATGGCCCAAGCCATGTGGAGACTCCTACGGCTGCTCGATCTTCGCTGTATATCGAATGGCAGCATGATTGACGTTGCCGTCCCTAATGTAGTCGGTACGCCAATAGTCAAAGGATACGAGAGCGTTGATCGTCAACGGAGGTTCCCACCCCCGCAAGGCGATACGCACCGCATTCGCGATGTCGCGCATCTGCTTTTGAGCAGGCTCAATCGACCAGACGTCGAGTTGAAACACGATATCATGGCTGTAGACGCAATCGACGTCATCTTCAGCAGAACTCGACGGGCCAATACTGACATATGGGAAAATCGAAGGCGAAACCTGCCCCTGATCGTTAGTGGGCGGGTTATCGTAACTGCGCTGACCGATTAAAGCGATGAGAGCAGAATTGCTGCGAAGCCGTTGAATAATCGCGCCTTGCAGTTCAAGGACAGGGTCCATGGGTTACCCCGATGCAATTTGCTTTGCTGATTTATTGATCGCTCGAGTGATCCGCGATTTGGTCCGACGCCGGAGCGCCCTGAACGACACAAAAAAGAATGGCTGCGCCTTTGCGCCGGGGTTCTGTGTACCCGCGAACATGCCGCCATTGATATGCGGCGCACTGCCAAATTCGACCAGGTGCGCGTAGCGAACCTTCGAATTTCCAGCATAGATCGTTATTTTGAGATTGCCAGTTTTCGACTTAACGGCGCCAATCCGTTGGCTGTAACTTGGGGCGTCGCCCCAAGTCCAGCCAATGCTATCTCGTAGATCGCCATTATCGACCGGGACGAGGCGCTTCATCATCGCAACGATTTCGTCGGCACCCTGCTCCATAGAGAATTTAATCGCGGCCTCAGCTAAGACGGGAAGAGATT